TTCATATAGCTTGATTCCGTCTTCACTACCTTGAAGTAATGGAATCATTACATTAGCTGTCATTTCATCTCCAACGGCTCTAGCAGCAACAATAGTAGCTTTTTCAACGCTAGCAGCCTGCTTAACAGAGTCTAAATTGTATTGTATCATAGCCATCATGTTGTGTCTAGTCCATACCGGTGGAGTAATCACGATTGGCTGATAATCAACGTCAAAGAATTCTAATCTAGCGATATTAATAGCAGCATGTTCGTGTTCTTGATCCGCATCAGCCTTTATGATACTAGCTAGCTTGGTATAGCCCCATCTTTCTAAATGAATAGCCTGTGCGGTCAATGAAGTGCATTGCTGCCAATGAACATTCAGAGACTCTTTTAGAAGATCAATAACTTGCTGATTGGAATAACCTTCAACAGTTTGTGCTTCCGTTTCATCTTTCAATAAATCTTGCATTTTCCCCATTTTTATCTCCTATTTTGTATAATTTCTTTTCTATGTACATCAAAAGATTTTTGTAACTTTCTTACTAAGAATGATCCTGTTCTCTCAAAGAAACACGGTAAAAGCCCATGAATGATTAATAATAATCCGGCTTCTAAACATACCAGACCATGACCTACTGCAAACTTTAAATGTTCACAGTAAGTCATGTTATTATCTGATAGGTGGCTTTTCCATTTTTCTCTCAAGTTCATATTACCAACTCTTGCAGGCCCAATAGCGAGCCTTCCACTTGGGGCCGGGATTGTCGCAATTGTGTCTAGCCCTAAAGCTTTTTCGTCGTTCTGGAATATTCTTCTTGATCTTCATGTTTGGATCACCAAAACGCACAATAACAACATTACCGCTTTCATTTTTAACATAAACCGCAAACTTCTTTGGACCGCTAGGAGTTCTAAATGGTTTATTTAAAGTAACTTTACGACCTTGGTATTCTGAGGCTTCTCCTCTGTATACCAAAATTCTTCCGTCTTTTTCGTAGTAGCCTTTTCTACGATATGTATAAATTTCGCCAGTATGAGGGTCTTGATATTCATAAGCTCCCTCTTCCATTTCCATTTCTGGCTCTTCTTCCGTTTCTAATTCGGAAGGCTCTTCTACATCTTCATATTTTCCGGGTTCATAATACTTTACAAAGTCATAAACATTTTGCACATAAATCTCAGCTTTAGATATCATATCTTTTGTCCAATCTTGGAATTCAACAGATAATGACATGCCCTTTAGCTTCATCACGATTTCCATTAATTGATCGTGCATCTTTTGAATTTGTTCTAGTGCCATTTCATCGCCATCGCCAGACTGAGCCTTTTTCCATGATTTGGGGTCTGGACGATCTGGATCACCGGGCTTTGCTGGCTTATACTTCTTGCCTAGTCTTTCTTTCTTTTTTCTAATATTTTCCCATAGACCGGGTTTTTCTCCAGCAACATCCCACTCTTCTGTTTCTTCCCCAAAGTCTTCATATTCTGCCTGTGTTGGAATATAAAGATTGTCTTCTGTGACTTCTTCTTCGTATCCGAATAATTCTAGCTGCATTTCAAAGTCTGCTGCTTCTACGCAGTCGCAATCTGCCGTTGCTTGCCCGATGCAGATAGCCACCCTCTGTTTTTCATCCGGGTAATCCTTTTTCATTACTTCGTTGCTCATGCAGCGAGAAACGAACTTTGATTTGTCTTCATCTTTATTTCTACGAGGGATAGGCATAATAGTCTCCTAATTAAGTGTTTGTTGTATAGCAGCTTGTAATATATTATCAACGCTACTAGCGGGTATTCTTTCAGAGAAATATTTCTTAATATCTAATATCATCTGATGATTTGGGTCTTGTGTAATTTCCAGCCATCCGACAAAATAGTTCCAAATTCTATCTTCTAGTATTAACGGATATTTTACACCGTTCGGTCTACCAAAACGATGATTCCATTTGAGTTGTGGTAAGCATATATTCTTCCCACCCCATTGTCTGAATTTTGCAGCTATATACCCTTCTTCTGCACCGAATCCTTTAAAATGAGGATTTATACCTTGCCAAGCAGATTTTTCAAAAGCTAGCAGTCCCATGCCCTGCATTTCTATCTCAAAAGGATCGCCAGCATCGTATGCTTCTTTATTCGTTTGCCAAGTTCCATACATATCTCCACTCCACTTTTGATCAAAGTGAGTTGATATGTTTAACAAATCATCATACCACAGTGGGCCTTGCACTAGATTTTTACAATTTGGATTATTAGCAAAATAATGCATAAGTGCTGATATAGCTTGCGATTCTAATAATACGTGACAGTCCATTATCAGTATATATTTGCCATCAGCATAATCCACAGTCTTGTATTTGTTAAAAGAACTTGGAACACCAGAATATGGTATATATTTTCCACGAACTTGATTTTCTACAAAAGATTTGCAGGCTTTTCCGTGTTCACTGCTTGGGTTTCCATCAAGCAAAACGAATTGTACAGCATCAGTCCTGCAAAGTTCATGATAAATCCTTAGTGATTGTATGGAGAAAAATACCCCATCATAATCATCATAGGTCGCCATAGCGATAGTTAACAATTTATTTGACATTGTAGCCTCTTAGCCGGGAGCAGAATAAAACCCTATATCAAAACCTTCTCTGGTGCAATCCTTGATAGTTTGCTCCATTCCGTTGTTTTTAAGGCTATTCTCTATGTATATACACATATTTTGATCGGTTCCCGGCCAGTTGTTCTTGCAATAATGGCATAATTTAGTGCATTTCCAATTGTCTCTATTTTGCGAAATTGGCTGTGGAGTATTGTTATTTTTGATGTCTTCGAACTTGTTTTTAAGCATTTTTAGGAACTTTTTCTCGTCCTGCTTGTCAAAGCACATTGAAAATGGTCCACCATCCTTTATAAAAAAGATGCTCATAATGGCCTGCTTATAATCTGGAAAAAGCTTAGAAATAGCATAATTATAAAGCAACAATTGAGGGTCTGAGCATAACTTATCATATGTCTTTTCTTCGCCCGTAGCCCAATCTAGCCTTCGGCCAGTTTTCCAATCAATAACCTCTATTATACCCTCTGAGGACTCTGTTACAAGGTCTATGGTGCCTTTTATAGCCAATTGACCCTTAACGGTTTGTCCATTGATCTGGTATTCATAAAACGCCCAATCCTCATCAATTGGTATATCAAAATGTGGCTCTGCTGCTACAATCTTGCGATACCGTGGATCAAATTGACCATCATTATATGCTAGTGTATTCCATACTAATTCAGAACAACCGTTATGATCACCTTTTGTGAAATTATGCTTGGAGTCCGACGTATAAAATGAAAAACTTCGCTGTATGATTTCTTTAACAAAATCATCTGTAAATAGTTCGGATTTTTTAGTTTCTACTTTACCTATAGCATCGTCGGTTATAACGAGTTTATTTTTGCTAGGATTGTCTTGATTAAACTTCTTGAGTTTGGCAAGCACTTCCATTACTTTATGAACTATGGTGCCTAATTCTGCCTTTTTACCGCTGTCGGGCTGATGACCCAAAACATAGGTAATAAAATATTGCATTTGGCAATACGAATAATTATTGTAACTTGATGATCTAATATAAGTAACTAGCATATTATCTCCATATCCAAGTATTGTTTTTAAGTTCTTCGCACAAGCCTTCTAGAGTAATATTGCTATTATCTATTACAAGATCAAAATTGGACCAATCAAAATTCTCTTTATCAAGTGCTACTTCTGGCTCTGATTTGCTATCATAAATATTTCTTGTTAATCTAATAACAATGCCTCCAGCATCTTTAATAGCTTCGACTTCGTTAGGGAATCTGACATCTGGAACTATTGCTATCTGAGACTGCTCAGTTAGTATTCTATTCAAAGAATATCTACTCCAAGCATTATTTTTGATTTTTCTTATTATTTTTGTGCCAAAATATTCTAGGAATTCTCTGACCGTCATTAATCCAGTTTTGTTGTCGTTATTTGGCAAAGAATCCCATGAAATATCGGTAAGTTGATTTTTATCATCATCATTTCCATATACATTACTTGGATTTAATCCAAAAAGATTGATAGACATCTCTTTTAATGGATCAGCAAAATGATAAACTTTGATATACGGCCATAAACCTATATGAGCATATTCTATAAAATCTGAGTCTTTTCTAGTAACATCAAATACGCCAAAGCCTAATTCGCCATTAGCATCTGTGGTTTGTACTACTAATCGTCCATCACTATCTATATAAAAATCCTTAATCATTTCTCTGCGATGAAGAACGTCACCATTGATATAATTCGCAACAGTGTTTTTACCAGATTGCTTCTTGCCCGATATTCCTATAATTTTCATGAATTAAATCCTTTGACTTGTGGCAGTATCTTTTCTTTAATTTGATCGATAGACATGTCGCCAATATCTTTGGCAACTAATTTTGGAAAAGTAAGTTTATACATTCTGTTTAATTGTCTTTGGAGTTGTGTTTTAGACTCTCTACCAGCTTGGTCATTATCCGTTAGTACTATTATATGCGTGAGTGGCATTTTGTGTAATTTGTTTTCTTGTTCTCTACTAAGTGTTTTTCCAAAAAGACTCATAGCATTGTAAATGCCCGCTTCGTATAATCTCCAAACATCTCCTTGACCTTCTACTAAGAATAGTGTTCCCGTTTGATTAACGTGTTCTATTGCTCTATGGTAATTATAGAAAACGTCACATTTGTTGAAGCCTTTGGGGTATATCAGAAATTTTGGTGACTTATATTCTTTTATAGTTCTGCCTATCATTCCAATTATATTTTTTCCATCTTCATCATGAATAGGTATAACGGCCCTATCGTACATCTTGGATGTTGGGGTATTACAGTCTCCAACCCCAAAATGGTTTAATGTTTCTTCTTTAAACCCTCTATTTATAAAATATTTGGAGGGATAAGATAATTCCCCTAAGTCTACTGGAGTGAATGATTTCTTATTAATTTCTTCGTCGCTAAAAATGTTAACTAATTTGGTAAATTCATCGCTATAGTCTTGTAATGGTGCTGGAGTGGTTGTCCTTTTAACATCTAGTAAATTACAAGCCCATTTTAGAGCCTTAGAAAAACCTACGTCTTCACCTTGTCTTTTAGAAAGCGCCCCACGTATTAAGCCAAATATATCGTTCCTATATTGATGTTGACAGTCTCTGGTCCAGCATTTCCATATACCTTTTTCTATGGAAAATGAAAAAGCCCTTGGATTATCGCTAGATTCATGAACCGGACATGTAGAATATATGTTGTCACCAAAGACTTCATATTCCATGCCAAGCTTATCAAATACTTCTGTTGCTCTATTATTCAGAGTCTGTTTGATCTTCTGTAAGTCCATCTGCTCTTAGTTTTTCTAGAGTTTCGTTATTAACAAGGCCAGTATCGCCAATGGGCTGATTTTTAAATTCATTGCGTGTTTTTAATTCTCTGAGCTTAGAATGTGAACCTTGCATCAACATATTGATATAATCTCCATCATCCAAGCCAGAACCGTGTCGTGCCACAATAGGAACTAGTTTACGATTTCCAGCGTTTGGCCCATCTTCTGCTAGTTCTTCTGGAGACTTAATCTTGAAGATGGTGAACGATGTGCATAGCCAAATTAATCTATCCGATCCGCTTACGGCGTCGGTACTTTCTTTTGTGATACCGTCACGATTTAACTGCACAAAAGATAAACAGGGTATATCTAGCTTAACGCATAGATTATGTAGTGATGTAATCTGAAAACCTAGTGCTTGATATTCTTGGATATTATTAGTAATGGAGCTAGAAGACATTAGCTTTAAATAGTCATATATGATAAGACAGTCATTAGTCTTTCCGCTATTATCTGTTTTAACTTCTTGCATTACCCATCTTTTGATGAGATTTAGAATTTGCTCAAATGGTTTTCCTGCTACGCTAATATAGCTATACGGTAATGACTCTAGCTTTTTCATAGCGTCAACTACCTTTTCGTGCTTTTCTTCATCATCAATAAATCTGCCTGTAGCAATTTCATTGATTGGCACTCCACTGATGTTTGCTAATAGTCTATTTAAATGATCTTCTTTGCTCATTTCCGTATCAAGCATTAGAACGGGATATCCTTTGCTTGCTACATTTAATGCAACATTATCACCAAAAACGCTTTTACCAACTTTGGGTCTGGCGGCAATTAAATCAACGCACTTTCGCCGTAGACCTCCACCGATAGCCTCGTCAAACCGAGTAAAGCCCGTGGGAATTCCTATGATATCGCACTTGTTATTTTCTAGAAATTCTACATATTGCTTGATATCCTTACCAATTTTTTCTGGATTCTCTGCACCGTCATCTTCTCGTAAAAACTCTGTGACGGGATTCTCCAGTATTTGTATAATATCATTGATAGTTTCTGAGCCGGTAACATCGTCAATATCTTTATGAATCTTGGCGGTTAGTTTTTTAATCTTGCGGGCAAATTCAAACTTTTTTAACTGTATTCCAAAACTGAAAATGTTTTCCTTACTGATCGGAAAATCAAAAAGGGATTTTACATATTTCAACTCTTGAGGAGTATTGATGGAATCATAAAGGTTTAACTGTGAGGCAGCGGCTAATATCGCAGGAATATCGATCTTTTGCTCATTGTTTATAACTCTGTCTATACACTTGAACAAAATCTGATTGTTTGCATGACCAAACGAATCAATGGTTATAAGATCGGATACTGTAACGTATCCATCTATTCCGTGCTGCATTATTCCTGCTAATACCGCACGTTCCGCACCTATATCAGTTAATTTGCTATCCATATTATTTACCAACGCACCTGCTGCAACGATGATATTCTCCGTAAACATATCGCGGGTCTGTCTTAAATGATCTTCCACACACACTACATTCAACGTCTATCTTCTTTTGTGGCTTTCTATTTCTTGGGGTTTTTTCGCCATAATTAGTCTCAATGTCTCTAAATTCCCCATCGTCTGTCCACTGATTCTTCTTGGCTCTCACGGGTTCTCTTCTCCTGCT